ACAGAGGGTGTGCGAGATAATTACTAAGTAGTTGCTAGTGCTTTTTTCTTAGCCCAAGCTTTTTTACCCCTGTCGGAACGGATTTTGGTCAATCCCTCTGGTGTAATGTGCTTGAGTGTAGCGTCTGCACCCAACAATTTAACCATATCTTGTGCATCGGTGTAGTTTGTAGTTGTAGGTGTAACTGTGTTATCCCCTGTCAACTCGCTTATATCTGCTACCTGCACGTTGGTTACCACATATTGTTTCTTCTCATTGTCTTTGACAATGAAATATCCCTTGATTGGGGTGTTATCGTCCTTACGAACGTTATATGTAGTTGTCGTATCTGTATTTATCAATTTGCTCATTTCTGAACTCCTTTTCGTATGTGTTATGTGTACTTTGACGCTCTCACATACAAGAGAACGTCAACCTACACACAGTAGGTGAGATATCGGATATCTACTTCATCGCTCCACCACAATGGGTTCATGCTTTGTTTTTTCAGAGGGATATGTATTTAATCCCCTTACTCCGTAAGGGGTTAAATACTATATGTTCTTGGCTAGAGGCAAATTTCCCACAATTGCTCGTGCCTCATCTTTCGCCTTCTTAAAGCTAGTAAGAAGTAAGCCAACAAATTCGTCATAATCTTCTAAGTTATTAAAACTTATGTCTACATTATTGTTTATTACTACTGTAAAAGCAGTACCAACGTTTCTAACGTAAGTTTCAACTTCTACTTTATCTTGAGACATCTCGTCTCCAAATATCATCGTTCTCATTTTCGTCCTCTCTTTCTTATAGGATATTTAATCCCCTTACTCCGTAAGGGGTTAAATAACCTAAAACCTCGGCTTGTAGTCAAAAGCCGTTGAGTTTGTTCTTACAAACTCGTCACAAGCCGTGAAACTTGTGTCCGTACGCCAACTGCCTTTAGAAGAACAGTTGTTGTGTAGGAAGTCACATTTATGACTAGCCATTGTCGGCTCCTTTCTAACCCTAAAGGGTTATCTCCAATTTTTATGGTTGCGAATAACTTTGCCGTTAGCAAGAACTTCTTGCACAAAGTCTTTCACTTGTGTATCCGTGTAATTTTCGTTAGAAAAACCCATGAAACCGTTTAATTCTGTTCGGAGACATTCTACGATGTCTCTTTTATCGGTCGTGTTACGTGGGTGGTATCCTTCATGTAAGTCACGACACCATATGACGTGGTCTTGTAGACCAATGTTTTGCATTAATTTCATCTCGGCTCCTTTCAACAGGACTAATGTATTTAATCCCCTTACTTTAGTAAGGGGTTAAATACTATTACTTCCCCCCAAGACACAGCTCTCCCCTACTACATCTAGTGGTTGTTGCCGATGACACTACATCTAGTGCATACCATATCTAGTGGTGTTTCCCCTAACTACCTACTAAGTATCTAAGAGTTCATATCTCTTTAGAAGAAGTTAACTTAACTACATATAGGGGTATTTAATTAACGTACTACCATATCTAGTATGTATATTGTGTAACTTAGAAACATAAGACTATTCATAGTAACTATACATGTCCATACACCTACACGATACGTGTCTATGTGTGTACGTATGACCCACACATGTTAATGTGCCACCCCCCTGTATATATATGTAAGTAGAAAAAAATATTCTAGTAAAACGTTGTAACTAAAGGGGGTTTTGGATATAGCGGGCTAATAAAAAAAGCAAGCTCTGATAGAAACTTTTAGCTAGTCCTTGAGTATCTGGTTTGCGTTACTACGTTATCGTTTGACCGATTCCAGACTTTCAGTATCCCGATTACTACTTTACTTGTAACTAATTAATGGGCTTCTATGTTTGTAATTAACAGTATGTTACCATATAATTATCATTACACAAACATTTACAAAAAGCATAGGAATATATGTCTAAAAAGATATGTCACGCTACTAATTGCAGGAAACGTTTAACAGCCGGTAAATCAAAATATTGCTCTGCTCCTTGTCAACGTAAGCAATACATGAGGGAGTACAGACATAATAAGAAGCAGGATAAACCTATAAACAGTAAGTACTCTGCACTTACCCCTATGAAGGGCAAATACTATAACGAGTACGTAGATAAAGGTTTAGCTGACCTAGTAATGAATGGTGCGCTAACTGCCACTAAAGCTGCAGAAGCCCTTGGTTGCCCTATTGCTACTGTTTCTAAGATGAATGCTGCTTACCAGATTGATTTGCAGAACAAATTAGATGCGGAAGGTTGGTCTGTGCCACAGGAGGCAGAACAAGCCCTAGAAAATTTTTCTACGTTTCGCAACAAGTACTTTGCTACTGAGACAGGAGAGAAGTATGAAACTGCAGACTTCCATGAGAACTGGATAAACAAGATACTTAAGTCTATAGACGAGGGGGGCGAACTGTTAGTACTGTCTCCGCCACGTCATGGTAAGACAGAACTGTTAATACACTTTGCTATATATCAAATATGTAGAAACTCTAACACTAGGATTATGTGGGTAGGTGGTAATGAGGACATAGCTAAGAATGCTGTATCTGCTGTACTTGACCAACTAGAAAGTAATGAACGATTACAAGAAGATTTCTGTGAACCCGGCAAATCATTTAAACCAGACAATAGGTCAGGTAAGATGTGGGCAAGCAATCAGTTTACTGTAGGTACAAGAACAGTTCCGGGTATAAAATCACCGACAATGGTCGCTGTAGGTAAGGGTGGTAAAATACTTTCTCGTGACTGTGACTTAATTATTGCAGATGACATTGAAGACCACCAAACAACTATGCAACCCGGTGCTAGAGAAAACACTAGACAATGGTGGACTACAACACTCTCTAGTCGTAAAGAGGAACATACAGCTGTAGTTGTAATTGGTTCACGACAGCATCCTGATGACTTGTATCATCACTTACTTAACAACGAAGCATTTGAAAGCATAGTAGAAACAGCACATGATTTAACTTGTCAACTACCTGAAGCTAGTGATGAAGAACATACGGACTGTATGTTGTGGGAAAGTAAACGTACACATAAATGGTTAATGTCACGATTACGTGCAGCAGAAACTACAGGTGGTAAACAGATATTTGAAATGGTGTACTTTAATCAGTCTTATGTAGAAGGCACACAAATATTTAGTCCTGATGCTATTGACGCTTGTAAAAGACAAGAATTAGTTGTTGGTCAAATACCTAAACAGTTACAACTTGTTGCAGGTCTTGACCCTTCTAGTTCCGGATACCAAGCTGCATTTCTTTGGGGTATAGATACGTTTAACTCAGAATTGTATTGTATAGATATAGATAATCAAAAGGGTGGTGGTGTAAGAGCAGCTGCACAAATTATATCTGACTGGTATCACAAGTATGACTTAGCTCATTGGATTGTAGAAGAAAACGGTTTTCAAACTGCTATACGTCAAGATGAAAACATAAAAGAGTTTGTATTACGTACAGGTATTCTATTACAAGGACACTTAACAGGCAAAAACAAACATGACCCACTATATGGTGTAGGTGCTATGTCAGAATTGTTTGACGCAAATAAAATACATTTACCCTATGGCAATTCAGAAAGTCAAGCTAAAATAGATAGTTACAAAAGACAGTTAGTATACTTTGATGGTAAACCTGTTTCTAGTAGGAATAAACATAAGACAGACATTGTTATGTCTAGTTGGTTTCCAATGAAAGTATTTAGACGAGTACAGAAAGAACACTTAGCAGAAGTTGGAATGGAATACAAACCAAGTTTTACTGGTTATAATGTTACTGATATGAATGATGCACCATGGCAATAAATTTAGATAAAAAATCTGCTGAAGAAATCATAGATGCTGCGCAAGAATTAGTCGCAGGTGGTTCTTCTAGCAATAGACAAACTAATAAATACAGAATAAGAGCAATCTTAAACGGTGGTGCTGACGGTATTAAAGCATTACTAGGCAATCAAATGGATACTGCTGATTCAGATTTACTACCTGCACCAAACTTATTGCAGTCTGGTATTGACCGACTTGCACAAAAAATATCCGGTGTACCTAATATTCGTGTAGATTTAATGAACAATAACGATAGTGACCGTGCTAGAAAACGTGCGGATAAACTAGAAAGAATAGTTGCTTCCTATGATGAGAAGCAAAGACTAAACTTACAATTAGCACAAGCTGCTAGATGGTTACCGGGTTATGGTTATTGTGCATGGATTATTACACACAAACAAGATAAGAATGGTTTCTTGTATCCTACTGCAGAACTACGTGACCCCTATGACACATATCCGGGTAACTTTGGTCCAGACCAAAAACCACAAGAACTTGCAGTATTAAGAAGTGTACCTAGATGGAAACTTGCACAAATATATCCTGAATATAAAAATGTAATTTTAAAACCTAATAAACCTAAAGGGTCTCCTAACACAAGTACATCTCTTATTGGATATACAGAGTCAACATCAGATGGAGATTGGGAAGACAA